AAGTATTCGTGAATTTGTACTTTACCTTGCACCCTGTTCTTATCAGCTCTACGAAGTTTATGTCCCATCCTCTGTAGAGTTTCTCCTACTGTTGGCCCAGTTGTACCTGTTTTAGCCCAAGCAGCAGTATCAAGAACGCCTGCAACACTAAACGGATCATACGACTCCATTTCGGTAATCATACGTCCTAAATCTTCGCCAGTAAGTCCTTTGCGGTATAGTTCTCTGTAGACCACTAAAGTACCATCAGTAGGATCTACACATGCCCAAATACAAGCTGACTCACTCGCATAACCATAGTCAATACCTTTAACACGTTCCCATCCTATTGGAATCTCAAACGGAGGTATGACATGTGCTTCTGTATCAAACTCTGTGAACGCTGCTCCTTCTGCAACATCCCAGTTCCCTTCCAACAATTGTCGGCGTTGGATTTCTGGTAGGGCTTTAAGCATCTGCTCATAACGCCCATCAGAAGCAAGAAAAGGATTGTCCTCTAGTCTTGCGGGTATAAACTTTCTTGTTAGCCCATCGTGGCCTTCAAAGGACGTATTAGGAGGACTAGGGTCAATATATCTTTTCTTAACCCAATGTGCTCCGACACCTCCGGGGTTTGCCGTACAACGCATGTAAGGAACAATCTCAGGGTCTGTCGTTCTTAAACGACTCGCCAGATAGTTCCAACCAAAGTCTGTAGGCTGATGAGTAATCTCATCGAAACCTATCCAAGAGTACGCCTGTCCTTGGTAACGATAGACATCTGCATCACGTTCCAAGAATCCAAACTCTACCTTAGCCCCCGAAGGGAATGTCCATAGCTTTTCGACTTCCCTGTATCTGGAGCCGGGAAAAGCTTTAGGGTAGAGTTCTCGAGATTTATCTATAAGCTCCCGTAGCTCTGGCATTGACCTTCTTAGTATTAATGCCCTGTGCGCAGGTCTGTGCGCATAACGAAGAGGATCGATAAGCATCGCATAAGACTTACCTCCTCCTGCTGCTCCTCCATATAAGACATCTGTCTCTGGAGCTGCTAAGAAATCTTCTTGTGGGCCTTCGTTAGGACGGAAGATAACGTTCTCGTCTGCTAACTCTTTAACGGCCTTTGGAGCATTCTCTAAAGTATCTGTAGTAACAACACCACCTGTATCTACTTTCTTTAGAGTTTCTTTAGAGGCTTCTAGCTTTTTACGTTCGGCTAGAAGTTTCTTCTCTGCTTGCTCCTTCTTTTTAGTACGCTGCCGGACGGCTCTACGGGCTTCGAGCTTAGCCTTAGTCTCACTGTGGTAATTGTAACCTCTACCTTTCGAGCCTTTTGGTCTTCCGGTCTTACGCTTGGGAGTCCCATCCTTCTTTAGTACAAAAGACCCATCAGGGTTTTTACAATAGTTCTCAGGGTTTGTTTCCCAATCTTTCATGCATGATCTTCCGTAGGCCAGTATGAGAGATATAACGACCAGTAGTAGCCGTTAGAATATCTGCTCCTTCTCGTAAACCGTACCATCCTTTACGAACTGCTTCAACTATTTCTTGTAGCTCTTTTAGCTCGTCTGGTAACGGCTCTAGATACTCACCACTAGCATCTAGTTTGTAGCCAAATGGGACTGTGCTGCTCGTCCTACGCATCAATCATCTGTTTCGCAGGAAGTATGAAAAGACCACCTTGTACAGTGTTGTTAACTTCCAAACGATCTTTCTTGCCTAAGCCTGTGCGGTCTAGGATAGTTTGTGCTGCTTGGAGCTTAATGTTGGCTTGAGGAATAGGAGTATCAGACTCCATAGCCTGTACAAGCCTCATAGCAGCTTTAGGTGCAGACTGTGCTAGAATACCTTCAGCTAGTTCTATAATCTCAGACTTGAGTGCTTTAACTACTGAATAGTGGCTATTCGGTGCATAGCCCGCAAGCTCCGCAGCCTGCTTCGGATCACCTCCTGTTTGTACAAGGTAATCTAAAAAAGAGTTTTGTTGGACAGTAAGTTCTTTTTTCATAATATCCTAATTATACATAGTTTTTTTCTATTTGTCAAGTACTTTTATAAACTACTTGACAAATGATTAATTTATTAGTATAATACTGTAAAGACCCCCCGGGTGCATATAGATATATATGTACCAGTAGTACTTCCTTTAGAGCACTTTAAAGACTATAGTATACCCGAGCTAACTAGTTTCCAAAGACTTTAAAGGTTTTTGGAGTCAGCCGACTAGAACTGGTTAACATCTGAAGACCTCCGAAATGTATATGATTTAGTATATATATAGGGGGTACCCCGTAGGCCTCCTGCCCCCCGGGGTCTTTAGAGTACTCTAAAGATCCCGAGCATCTCCTAGAGTCTTTAGGCAAGCTAAAGACTCTAGAAATCTCTAAAACTTCTCCTTTGGAGAATCTTTAAAGCCCTCCAGAGTTCCTTGGAACTCTGAAGTCTTCAAAATTTCCTAGTCTTTAGACTCTTCTTCCTAGTTTCCAGAGCTGTAAGGCTCTGAAAGTCTTTAAAGTATCACTTTAAAGATCTCTGAAATCTATCAATTTCAGAGGCTTAGAGACTTATCTACTCCTCCTCCTGAGATCTCCTAAGAGATCTCAAAAAACTCTAAAAACCACGCAAGGAAGATGCGGTTTTGAGCCTCAAATCATCTTTAAGTCTTACTCAGACTTAAAAGGTTCTAACTAGATCTTATAAGTACTTATAAGATCTAGTTAGAAAAAATAGCCCAGTACTATAAAGTTCTTTATAGTACTGGGCTAAAAAGTTTTAGTATTTTTGAAGAAATATAAAATCTCTTCATTTATGAAGATTTTATATTTCTTCAAAAATACTAAAACTACAGAGGAAACTCAAAATGGCAAAATCAGCAACAGCAACAACTCCTAAGCTTGCAACCGTTAAGCAATTCCGAGCGGTAGTATTTAAATTCGCCAAGCAAATCCAAGCTCTTCGGTCTGTCGAAGACAAGTTTTGGTTCCGGCTTTGGAAGCAAGTCGAGGCAGTCCTTGCCCGTCACAACCCCGAAGGGGTCACATCTGAGCAAGTACAAGCTTGGTTCAAAACTACCGACTTGCCGGACTACTTGGTAGGGAACCTACAGCTTGACGAGCTGATCGACAAAGGTTCTAAGCCTTTACAGGCTGAGAAGTGGGCTAAGTCTAAAACTGGCAAGCAGCCCAAGACTGAAAAGCAAGCTCGAACTGACTCAAAGAAGTCAGTAACAGACAAGCGAATGACCCAAAAGCCTAAGACTGTTGTTCAGTCTGTTAAGCAGGAAGTTGCCGCCGAGTTTAAGAAAAGACTAGGCGAGCAGCAGTCAAAGATAGACTTCATGCAGACTGAGTTCAACGAACTCGATGACCTCAAGGATACGGTCAAAGGTTTGACAACTCGAATGAAGTTTCAAGAAGAACAAGTCAGCGCCCTCTCAGATGACATCCAGACTATAAAGTCTGGCATGGAACAAATCTTACTCTCAATCAAAGGCTAACACAGCCGCCTCTAGAGGCTCTTAGGAGTCTCTAGAGGATCTTTGGAGAATCTAATATGGTTTTTTTATTCTTGATTAAAACTCTGATCAGCAGCAGGACTAGGCTTACGAATTATTATAAGTTTAGTAATCCTATTGACCGCCGAAAGAGCTTCATCCGAGTCTATCTTCATGAAATAGAAATTCAGTGGCGAGGAAGGAATTTTAAATTCGACCGAGTTTAATTAAACTATAAAGAATTTTGTAGGTCTTTTGTTTACGAAAGACCTACAAAAATTCTTAAAGCCTTTGGAGGGCAGCAACATGAGAGAGACAAATTTCCAAGCAATTTATAAAAAAGCCTTTAAGATTGCATTGATAAAGGCCGTTGAAAATGATGTTGAAACTGGTGATAACTGGTTCCCTTGTGGTAGAGCTTTTTTAAAGCTTCCGGCTAACACTAAGTTTGGACGATGGCTGAAAAAGAATAATTTAGCTTCTAAAAATTATCCTACTGGCCTTTCAATTTATCCACCGAATCTTAACACACAAAAGCTTTCGGTCTATAAAGCTTGGGCTGATGAGTTCAGTGCTGTGTTAAGTTCGAATAACATTCGAAACACTGTTGAATCTTACTGGGATTAAGAGGAGAAAAGTATGACTTTAGCTAATGAATTTCATGATTGGATAGCCTCTGAAGGTATAAATCTTAAGCATGAGTACCACGAAGAAGTAGTTTTAAAGTTCTGTAAGACTGCCGATGTCAAAACGTTGGTTAGAGGTTTTAACCGTGAACATGCGGAGATTTACGATCTTGTGACTGCCGTCACATTCCCTGATGGCTCTCAGACCTACTTTAATTACAAAGGCGAGGAAGAATACAATGGATAATTTAATAGCAGTTAAGATTAAGGATGTTTATGGCAGGGAGTTGGTTTATCCGGCTAATGAAACTGGTTATAAGTTTGCAGATCTGCTAGGCGTTAAGACCTTTAATGAGTGGCAGATTGCTCAAATTAAAAACCTCGGTTTCCAATTCCAAGAGTCTAGCAGAAGGTTTTAAAAGACTTTACAAAGCTCTCTTACGTCAGTGAGAGAGCTTGATAAAGTCCTTTACAGCAACGGAGAAATAGTATGTTAATCACTCGAACTAGTCCTATCACTGGACGCCAAAACACTTTAGATCTAGATATATCTACTGACAGCCTTCTCAAATGGCAGTCAGGCTTGTTATTAGTTCAAGAAGCTTTCCCTGTTTTAACAGCAGACGAAAGAGAGTTTCTTATTTCAGGGTGTACTAAAGAAGATTGGGAAACCTTATACGGGGCAGAGGAGGAGGAGTAATGAAACTACTTGATACCAATGGTGGAAATCTTAAGCTTAAAAAGACTGAGAAGTCTTTTGAAGAATATAGACTTGCCGGATTATCAATGATGCCTAATTATAGGCTTTGCCCCGGCTCTAAAGCCGCTGATTGCATGACTGATTGTTTGAAGTCTTCCGGTTTAGCCGGAGTCTATAAGACTGTCAACGAAGCAAGGCAGCGTAAAACGGACTACTTTGAATCGAATCAGACAGAGTTTCTAAAGCAATTAGTTAAGGAACTTGCTAACTTCGAAAAGCTTTGCAGCAAGCAAGGCAAGAAAGGTGCTGTTAGATTGAATGTTCTCTCTGATGTTAATTGGGAAAAGCTAGGGATACCTCAACAGTTTCCTAATCTATTTTTCTATGACTACACCAAGAGAGCTGCAAGGCTTAACAGTGTTGACATGCCAAGTAATTATAAATTAATGTTTAGTTACTCTGGCTCTCCTAAGTATCAGTCTCAAGTTAAATTAGCTGAAAAGACTGATGCACCAATAGCAGTAGTGTTTAAGTGTAAGAAACTACCTAAAACTTTTATGGGTCGAGAGGTAGTTGATGGTGACGAGTCAGACCTTAAAAATGTCTTAGCAGGTAAAGTTATAATTGGTCTTAAGGCTAAAGGTAAGGCTCGAAAGTCTAACAGTTCTTTTATTGTGGAGGTGTAAAATGCCAAACTGGTGTTTTAATAATGTAATAATTAGTAAAGTATCTGAAGAAAAACGAAAGGAGATTATAAACTCAGCCTTATCTGGGCGTCTTTTAAATTTTTTAGTTCCTGAACCTCAAGATAATACTAACACTTGGTATCAGTGGAGGATTTCAAACTGGGGAACGAAGTGGGAAGCTCAAATTAATTCTATTTATGAAGAGGGTGAAGACCTTATGATAAGTTTTGAAACTCCTTGGAATCCTCCGCTTGAAGCTTTAGCAAGAGGAGCTGAGGAACATAAATTTCACTTTGATATAACTTATGAAGAAGAAGGATGTGGGTTGAGCGGATATCTATCAAATTAATCTAATTAACTTTAAAGAACTTTATATATCTCTCGTAGTTTACGAGAGAGATAAATAAAGTACCAAGAGGAGGCAGCATGGACAACAGCATTTATGATGACTTAAATACTTTGATAACTTTATCGAGTCATTATGGATTTAATCGTCAGCTCTGGCTTAAAAGTTTTAATGAAGATAGTGAGATTGACGAAATGATAAAGTTAAAAGTAGATAAACTGTGGAATGAAATTACAACTTTAAGGGATTCAATAGGAGATAAGCATTATGCAAACGAATACAACAGCAAATCACCGACTTACCTCTGGGCAAGCGCCAGAAAAGAAAGGTGATGGATTATTTGATAGGTTTTTAAAAATAAGCAATTTCTTTTATGACTTTAAAACTCAAGAGTACTTGATAGAAAAAGAAGCTTTGCAGTTACTAAGATCTTTAGCCATGAAACATGATTGGTACTACCACTTTGAAAGTGACCATAAGGCATGGCAGAAAGGAGAACAAGAGTCTAATGATATTTTAAGTTTAGTAGTGGCTCTTGGTTCAGAGAAGTCAAATAAAGTTATAAAAGAAGTTAAAAAATTAAAAGGTATAGACTAATGAAAACAATTATACATGTTAATCAACACAACATTAAAGCTAATGCTAAAGGAGCAGACAAGCCTGTAATTACTGTAAAGACTTATAAATCAAATACTTACTGCAATAGAGTGAAGTTCACCGAAGGTGAAATAATTTATAGTCCAGACAAGCCTTTGAGCTGTGGCGCTAAAGTTTGGATTGAAACCCATCAACCTGTGGAGATTTTATCTTGAAAACTAAAGACTTAAAAGCTAATTGGAAAGTTATAGGCTCTGGTTTTATACATCCTCTAATCATAAAAAATAAAACTTGGTTAGAAGTTGTTGAAAGTTTAGAGAATATACCTTGTGGTATAGATAAGTTAAGCATTATCCAAATTGGAGAAAGTAAAAATGAGGAGCACAATTCCGCAAGAGAAGATAGAACTGCAACAAAAGCTTGATGAACAAATAAAGCTTTTCTTAGCAGAAGGAGGTGTAATTAAACAATTCGATAAGGGTGAACAAGTCTTACTAAAAATGACTTCAAAAGAATACAACGATCTAGCTTTTAGAAAGCGAATCATTTATAAATAAGAGGCACAAGTTATGTATTATAATTATGACAATGCAATCAATGAATTAAGAAGTACTGGCTATGGTTCTGCAGGTTTCAATGTTGTTTCAAGTCCTGCTTTTTATTTAGGAAAACAAATTCCTAATAAAAAAGTACTGTATCGAAATGATACTCTTGAGTATTTAAACTTAGTTAGTTCGAAGTATAGAGTTGTAGAACATCATCAAATGATTGATACACTTAGAGATATTATTGAAGCGAGTAACCTCAATACGAATGGTATACAAGAGGAAATAACAACAGATACTAAAGGAAGTAAATGCTTTGTAAAGTATACACTTCCTTCTCATAAAATTATTACTCCCGATCAAGACACAGCAGACCTTACATTCTTAGGTGTTAATAGCTTTGATGGTACGTTTGCCTTCTACCTTTCGGTAGGAGCAAGACAATCGGCCTGTATGAATGGTCAAGTCTTTACTTCAGGCGCTGCAACTCTTTATAAATCTAGGCATTGCCCTGCCCTTTCATTAGATAAAGGCTCAGAACTACTCCAAAATGGAGTAAATGTACTAGACAATGAGAATCATAAGTGGCATATTTGGAGTAAGACTAGTCTCGAAGATCCTAGAGATGCTTACAATATGTTTGCTAAAGCAGCAGGATTTCGAAACCTTACTGATTATTTGTCTAGTGAAAAGTCAAGCAAAGCTTTTGATTACATCCGAAAGCAGTACTATGAAATTTATCGACCTAGACTAGGAACTAATTACTGGGCTGTTTATAATTCACTTACAGATTGGTCAACTCATGCTGAAGGAACTAAGAAAAGTAACAATTTAACCTTGTTAAAAATGCGAAGGGCATCTAAAGTCGCAGAGACTTTAAAGGAGTTCCCTTTGGCAGCTTAGAAACACGTTGCTGTGTGCCATCTTGGGGAGTCTTTATGACTCCCTTTTTTTTGGAGACCTATAATGAACGAAGAATTTTTTGAAGAAGCAGAAAGCCTTTATAAAGCTATCAATAAATTGTTAGTTAAAAAGGAAGCAAACTCTTTACCTTTAGTCGCTGCGCTGAGCACAATTCTAGGACAGACTAGTTTTGCTATAAAAGAATATATAGATTATGAACAACTAGACTTGATGGTTGCTAAAATAGTTGAGTCAGCAAGAGAAGAAGCTATGTATGAAAATGAAACAATTAACTAAAGTATCTCTAATAGGTGATGATATTTGTCAGTGCTGCAGATGCAAAGAATTCTTTGCAGATGAAGAAAGTTTTGATAAACATTTAAAAGGTTCGGCAGCTAATAGTAGTTGTGACAATCCTGAGTCTGTCGGCTTAAAGATAAAGGAGATGAAAGATGGAACTGTTTGGTCAAAAAACTAATAAAGTTTTTATATTAGACTTATTGTTAATGGTCTGTGTTTTCTTCTGTCTGATGGGAGTCTTGTTTGTATTCTCTGACTTCCGTCACTTTGAAAACATATTAATAAACTGCAAAGAAAAAGGATACATTCAGAACAAAACTACAAGAATAGTTTGTATGGTCGATGACTATAACTTAGAAAGGAGTTTGTGATGGGGACAGTAAGTCACTTGTTTTTAAATAGGTTTGAAGAAGATTGGTTTAAATTGTTTACGTTTGGAATAGGAGGAGGTAAGCCTAGTGAGGAATTATATTCACAGTTTAAAGCTTATGCTTTTAAAAGAATAGAAGGTGAAGGTCTTTATATTCCTAAAAGTTGGCAGAACCACACACAGTCTTACAATCAAATTACTAAATTGTTTGTAGATTTTTTAAACGACTGCGCACTTGGGAGAATCTGACATGAATGTATTTTTTTTAGATGAGCAACCTAAAGATGCAGCGGTAGCTCACTGTGATAAACATGTTGTAAAAATGATACTTGAGTATACACAATTATTGTGTACAGCCCATCGTGTTTTAGATGGCGAAGAGACAATAGAGCTTTCTAAAAATAATAGAAAAGTAAAAAGATGGAAGTTTGAAAATTCTTTAAAAGACAAAGTAATTTATTCTGCTACTCATGTAAATCATCCTTCAGCAGTTTGGGTTAGAGAATCTTCATCACATTATTGGTGGCTATATAATCTTCTTAAAGAATTGCATTATGAATATAAACTTAGGTATGACAAAACTCATAAGTGTTTTGTATATTTAAAAGTTCTCGATGTTCTTCCTAAGAATATTAAAGTTTCTAAAGATTTCAAACAACCTCCTCAGGCAATGCCAGAAGATTATAAGTGTGAAGATTCTATAGAAGCTTATAGAAATTATTATATAAATGCTAAAGCTTACATGGCTAAATGGACTTCAAGGCAAGTACCAATATGGTTTAAAGAAGGAGTAAGTAATAGTTTTTAATTACAATGAGGATTAGTTATGCTAATAAATTCTATAGTTTGTATTGCTACTGCAATTTATTTTGAAGCAAGATCAGAACCTTTAGAAGGACAAGTGGCTGTAGCTAACACGATCATGAACCGAGTTGAATCTTCTTATTTCCCCAATACTCCTTGTGAAGTAGTTAAACAAGGAAAGTATTGGGGAGAAACAATAATAAAAAACAAATGCCACTTCTCTTTTTGGTGTGATGGAAAACCTGAAACCATAGAAGAAGACAAGGCTTATACATTAGCACTGTCCATTGCAGTTAACGCAGATAAGTTAGTAGATATAACTTATGGGGCGACCTACTACCACAGAGAGGATGTTAAACCTTACTGGACAAAGCATCTAATAACGAAAAGAAAAATAGGTAAGCATATTTTTTATTAGGAGGAGCACATGCAAGAACATTTAGATTTAAAAGATAAATTATTGAATCCCAAAAAGGGTGATAAGCTCACAACAATTTTTTACTTAGAAGGCCAACGACTTTGTTATATAAACTTTGGAAGCAAGTGGATGACAGTTGCTCCAGTTTTCGGAACTGCTAGAAAGAAAAAATACTCTACTAAAAAAGGCAGGGAAATTTTAAAGCAGATGTATTGGAATGCCGCTGCAACAGATGCATTTTATAAAGCTTTAGCAGAAGGTAAAAAGAAAGCACGAAAAGGATGGGAAAAGAATTATGCGTAAAGTTTATGAGAACGCTACAAGTTTATCAAATGAAAGAAGTTTTGCAGTTGACTTTAAGGATAAACGTAAAGTCAACCTGTCAAAACTACCAAGACAATACCACTTGGATTATGCAATGATCTCAGGTGACCAAGAATTAGAAGGGTTCTTAGAGTTAAAGAACCGGACTAATAGCAAGAAAGCTTACTCTACTTACATGATATCTTTAAGTAAGTTGTTGAAAGCTAAAGAGTATAAGCAAACGCTTGGGGTTAACACCATTCTGGCTGTTCGTTGGAATGATGCTGATGGTTGTATTAACTTAAGCGAGCTTAGAGATTATCAAATAAAAGTAGGAGGACGTTATGACAGAGGGGATTGGGAAGATGTTGAGCCTGTTATCCATTTTGATATTGCGTTGTTCGAAGACCTTTGATAAGATCAACTTCCACTAACCAAAACATACTAGGAGGTATGTGATGCCAGTACTAGAAGGCACTGCTTTTTGGGCAAGCGTAAAAACCCCAAACACAACTTATGAGCCAACCTACAGCGTCAACCTTGTTGTTGCTGATGAAGTCGCAGAAGACTTTAAAGAGCGAGGCTTTACCGTTAAGTCAATGGAAGAAGGCCCTGCGATTGTACTTAAGCGCAAGGTCAATGGCCCCCGAGGAATGATCAGAGAAGCTCCTAAGCTTTATGATCGTATGAAGAACGAGATTGATTGTCAGGTAGGCAATGGGTCTAAGGTTCGAGTTCAGTATAAGGAGTGGGAATCCCAAAGAAATGGGACTACCTATAGGGGTCTAGACTTCATGGCAATGCAAGTAATAGATCTTGTTGCTTATGCCGGAGACGCAGGTTCAGAGTTTGATGTACTAGAATCTGAGGATGATGATGAGCTATGAGTTTAATCTATAAATACAAAGATAAAGAGTTCGATATCGAAATGCTTGGTATCGGTACTCCTGCTATTAAAGAATTGTTTTTGTCGATTTCAAAAGTTAATGAAGAGATGAATGAACTCAATCATCGATCTATTGTGCTGAACCATTCTTTAAATAGTTTGCATAAAGAGTTGCAAAAACTTCTTATAGAAGAGGAGGGGGCGTAAAGCCCCTTTCTTTTTAGGAG